CATCTAAATTAACTATTATTAGATCTCAGAATTTCTTAAGAAGAGAAACAGGTTATACCAAATACAAGATATATGATGAAGGTACATTCATAGCTGATACAGATTATGCTACTCCAGCTTTTGTAACAACTGAAACAGCTAAGTATCTCCCATTAACAGGTGGACTAATGACAGGTCCTATACTGATACATAATTCTGGAGATTCTTTGGATACTATATTGGCCTATTCTGATGGAGTTAGTATATTAAGTACTGCCTTTAATTCTGAAACACCTTATAGAGGAATTCAACTTGGTGGGGACTCTACTTCAATTATTGCTTTCAATGATAATGGTGAAAGTAGGTTACAACATACTTCGGGAAGTCAGTTTGGATACATATTATCGTCAATTTATTTTAAACCAGGAGTAAATTATGTAGAACCATCTTCAGTTATTAACTCAATATTAACTGATTATACAGCTGAAACTTCAGCTAAAGATATTACTAGTACTGATTCTATTAAGACTGCCTTACAGAAGGTTGGGTTCTACACTAAAGCTGGACTATATACTAAGGCAGAGATTGATAATTTAATCTCTAGTGTATTAACTTACGCAGGTTCAGTAAATTCTTTTGCAGACTTACCTACCACTGGTGTTAAAGTAGGAGATGTTTACAATATTGCAACAGAATTTGATTTAGGTGGTAACCATTATCCAGCAGGAACTAATGTAGCTGCTGGGGCTATAAATGATGGTAATATTACTTGGGATCCTTTAGGAGGATCCTTTAATTTAACTAAAGCATCTGTTGAAGCAGTTCTAACAGGTAATATCACTAGTCATACACACAGTTATTTACCTTTAACTGGTGGTTCTCTAACAGGAAATTTATCAACAACTGGAAGGATTACATCTACAGGTCAATTAATTGTTAGAGATGCAACTTATCCTCAAATAATATTTAGGCGTACAAAGGATTCAGCCTATGATAGTTTATTATTTACAGACACGTTATCTGGATCAGTTAGATCATTACTATTCAGACCTGATAGTACAGTATCTCAAGATGGAATAGTTTACCATAGCTTAAATTTCCAAGCTGGAGTAAATTATGTTGCTCCAGGAACTTTATCTGGCTATGTAACAACTAGCACAACTCAAGAAATACCAGGATATAAGGTATTTACATATGCTCCAATGTTTGGGCAAAAATCTTCATTTACTTATAATACAACAGGTGTTATTAATAATGAAGATACTTCAACTGTTTTTGTATTTAGATTAGGAGCTGGAGAAGGTATATGGAGGTTACAACAGGAGTCTAATACTACAGCGTTACTTGGTATACAAGGAAGAAAGGCAATGAAGATTACATCTAATGCTTCAGATGTTAGTATTACTGCTGATAAGTTTATTGGAGCTGCCACTTCACTTGTAGAAGAGAATATATATACAGCAACTAATTTTGGTACTTCAGATAAAAGACTTAAGAGATCTATTAAAAAAATAGATGAAGCTGTTATTGAAAAGGCTATAGACTCTATTAATCTTAATAGATCTTTTATATATAAGAAAAGTGGAGTAAAAGGGTATGGACCTATAGCTCAAGATTTAGAGGAGATATTCCCAGAATTAGTATACACTAATGATAGAGGAATAAAAGGAGTAAATAATACAGCTTTACTTCATTTACAGATACAAGGCTTATATCAGAAAATACAGGAGCTACAAGATCAATTAGCTCAAACAAGCTTTAAAGAAAAGATAGGTATATGGAGTAGGCTCAAACAAGCTTTAAAGAAATGGCTATTACCTTAAAAGAAGCTTATGGGCTTAATGGTTGTGGTGCCGACCAGATAAGATATGTTTCATTATTAGACATCGGACCTAGCTCAGATGATTGGGATAATAGACCTATATTTGGAGGACTTCAAATAGGACAAAATTACCAAGTTGTTATTGGAAGTGTAACTTACTTAGAAGGGGCATCACAAGGATTTACTATTAGAGAGTATGATTATTTATCAGGTACTGCTGGCAGAGCATGGGAGGTAGGCACTGATGGATCTACTAGTAATCTCATTTTAACCATCACTGGAGCTACTAAAGGAACTCTCTTAATTTATGCTGGAAGAGCTGGACAGACCACAGGTAATAAAGTAAGATTTACAAATTGTTCTCTGTATTCACTTGGGAATATTACTGGTAACTTATTACCAAATTCTGGTGGACTTTATTATAAGGATGCTAAACCTGCAACAGATTCACTAAGTATTACTTATCAGAATTCTGGAAATACAGAGGTACCTGAAATTAAAATAGTTGCTGGTGGCGCATATGCTAAGACAGGAATTTATTTTAATACATCTACTACCATTACTTATAATCGGATAATATGTCAAGCAGGATATACCTATAATGTATCATTCTGGGCATTCTCTAACAAATCCGGCACAAGTAATTTTATAGACCCCTTAGAAGAGGGACTAGGTACTGCTCATGGATCCTCTCTCCTAGTGCCTAATGGTACTTGGACTAAAGTATGGAGCACTGCTACAATAGCTGGTGGCTGTAATGTTGTAATTGGAATTAAAGAATTACCTTTAGGTGTTAATACTACTTTTTATGTAAAGGATATAAGAGTTACCAGATGCACTCCAGAGGATACTTATTGGATGGCATGGATTCCAAGTTTTAATAGTGCAGAGCAAAATGAAAAGTTACCAGATATCGCAGAAGTAAATACTTTATTAGATTTACACCAAAATGCAAGATCTACATATCCTTTTCAAAATAGCCTATTAAATAATCCACAAACTAGTTTAGCATGGTCTAGAGGAGTAAACCCAGTTACTGGTATACAGATAGTAGCTAATACTGCTAGTACTGAAAACTACAGTTACTCTTCTTATTTTAATATACCTTCTAATACCAAATTCTATATTTCATTTTGGGCTCAGTGTAGTGCAAATATTAAGGGAGCTGATGTTTATATATTACCAGATGATTATCCTAATAAAGGATTAGTAGTAAAAGATAGGTTACCTTTAAATCAAACTTGGACATTATATAGATATGAATTTACATCTCCAAGTACTTGGGGTGATAGTGTTCCGGTACGAATAAGATTTGATAATAATGGCTCTAACAATGGAGATGAGGCTAGATTATATCTTAAGGATGTTAATATATCTTTAGATATAGATCATTCTAATGAATTAGCTAGTTGGGAAGGATTTAAATATCAAATCTCTTCACGCACAAGAACTATAGACTCTACTGAATGGTCTTATAGTGGTAATGTAAGAACCAAAGGTACTCTAGAGCAACAAAAGATTTTATATAGTGATGGATCAGCTTCGGATTGGACTACATTGACATCCAACTCTCAATCTGAGACTGCTCAATATACTGATTATGGTGCATGGACCTATTCAGATCCTAAAAGAACCAGAACTGTAACTTACAGATGGTCAGATGGGGCTACGAATCCAGGTGGTACACAAACTCAAACTGCTACCACAAGTACAAATTATAGTGCATGGACCTATTCAAGTGATAATTCTTACAGAACTAGAACTGCTACACCTGTATATACATATACAGATACAACAAGATATGGTACAGCAACCTCTCAAAGAGAAAATGGTACTGTAAGCTATGGTACTTGGAGTTATTCAGGTATTACTAGAACTAGAACTGTTAGTTATGTATATTCAGATGTTACTAAAACATCCAACTCTCAATCTGAGACTGCAACTCTAAATAGTATAGTTGGAGAATACACCTCTTCTAATCCATATAATGGAAATAATCAATGGACTAAAGCTGGAGGAGGTACTATTTCAGTAGCTGTTTTAGGTAAATATAATTTTAGTGATAATGTTGCTGCTCAACAGTATGTAACTAATAGCTGTACTTATTCATATACTAATAACAGTGTAGGCACATGGAATGCCTCATCACATGTTATGACTATAAGTAGTGCAGGTACTACTATTGTAGGAGATTCTTCTGCAAATACCTTAACTATTACTTATAGTGGTAAAACAATTAGTGTTGTATTTAAAAGACAAGCAAATGCTATTACAGGTTATGGTACTCCAACAGGCGGAACTTTAACTGCTACTGCAATCCCAGCCTCTGGTGGAACAATTAACTCTGGTACAGTTGGTGGAACCGTATCTCAAACTAGAACATTTACATCAGGAGCTACAGATGTGTATTCTGTCAGCACTCCAACGGGCGGAACTTTTAACTCTGTAACAGCTCCTAGTTTAGGCACAACAATTAAAAATTCTACTGTAGTAGGTACATTAACTTATACCTATACTCTTAATGGAAAAACTGGTACTATTGGTACAACTATAGCTCAACAAGGTAATTTTGTAGTGGGTTTAGCTATTACTGGTGGAGCTCTATCATATAATACTATTGCTGCTAAAGGAGGTGATGGTCTACCTACTGTTAGTACTCAGACTGTAACTTATACTTTTACTAGTGGTTCTACATCAACAACTACTCCATCATCAACTTATGGTACCTATTCATTCTCAGTTGTATATTCATGGGAAACTACTGCTCAGAATGGATTTACGTTACATACTGATAGTAGTGGTAAAACTACTGGTGTAGTAATAGCTCCATCATATGGTATTACAATTGGAAATGCTAGATCATCTGGAACTATAGTAAGGACTGGAACTGGTACTTGGACTCCAACATCAGGATATAACAGTCAAGGGGTTAAAACAGCAACTACAGTATTAACTGCGACCTGCACACAAGCGTTAAACAAAGTAGTTTCTGCTACTATAACTAAAGCTGCAACACTCAGTTATTCAACTGTAATACCTGCTGGCGGAGGGACTTCTAGTCCTACTACTAATTCAAGTTGTATATGGACTTATTCCTCTGGAGCCCAAAATGTTCCCTCTGGATATACAGCATCGGTTTCTTATAGTATGGTAGCTGGAAATGGATTTACCATTAATACTTCCAATGGCATAGTTACTGCTTCTTCTAGGGGTGTTACTCCTGGTGCTGCTAGGAGTTCTAATACTATTACTCATACAGTTAAATATAGTTACACTAATCCTAGTTCTGTAGGAGGAGAAACTGTGAGTGCTACAACTACTTCTCCTGGAACAACTTGCTCTCAAGCTGCTAATCACTACTCTGACGATAGTATGAAGCTTCACTTTGGCAGCTGGACTGGAACTAATACAGCTTCGGTAGGAGCAGGGTCTAGTACTACTGCAATGTATTTGGAGGTAACTAGACTATATAGTTCTGGAGATTACCAATCTGGTTATAATGTAACGACAGGAGGGACTTTTACGGTATCAGGAACTGGGTTTAGTATCAGTGGTTCTAATGTTATTGCCGCTAGTAGAGGAACTACTATAGGAGCTGCCAGATCAGGCACTGTAACTGGTAAATATAATGCTTTAACAGCAACTGGCACTATAACTCAAGCTGAAAATAAGATTACAAATTCAGATTATAATGCTTCTAATAGTCAGTGGAGTGTAGGTGCTACCATAGGCTCTGGAATGACCGCTGCTGGCGGTTCTGCTACGATAACTAGAAGCGCTAGTCACCTTCACACAAATTATAGATTCTATAGCTCAGGATCAACAGATGGACCATTTGAAGATACGGTTGTTGATAATGTTAATCTTAGTATAGTTTCTAATGGAAACAATAGATTTAGCTTATCAGGAACTACTCTGACCCATAGTAATATGGGCACTAATGCAGTTACTGATACTGTGACAGTTAGAGCAACTAATGTTTCAAATGCTTCAACTTATAGAGATGTAAGTGCTAGTGTGACTAACTCAAGGGTAAGCTATAAAGGCTTCATTATAGATACTTATAGTTACCCAACTATGAGTTATTCTGGAGGAACATATTCTCCTTCAGTATCTGGAAGATGTACTGCTGTATATGCTTCAGGATCTGAAGGAAGGTATAATGATTTTCCTCCAAATGCTACTTTAACGTATGCATTTGAAGCACCAGTATCAGGATTATCTATAAACTCAACTACTGGTGTTATTACTGCTACAGCTAATTCTAGCACTAGTAGTAGAACTGCATATGCTATGCTTAGAGTATACTATGGAGGAGAAATCCAGGTAGGTCACAATATTAAAGTTACTCAATCTGGAGCACCAGGTCCGACAAGAGTAAATATTTCCATAAATAACCCGCGATTAACTGGTGGTGAAGTTGTTATTGCTTTTAGCCCAGCTTGCTATGACACTTTAACTATTTTGGTCATGGGATATTTACAAGATGGTAGCTTGTACTCAGTATACATAAATGTGGGAGGTGGTATCACAGAGGATAGATTCTATCCTAATGGAGCTTGGGCTGATTCAGCATCTATTGAAAATATAGATGGTGAGGCAACCCCTCCAGTAACTAAAACTAGAGGAATTTATTATTGGTAATGGCTGAAATTGATATTAATCAAGCACGCAGGATTACAGAATTGCCCGAGGCTTCTTCTTTAACTGGAATTGAGGTTATAGAATTAGTACAAAGTAATAGTAGCTATAAGACTACTATAGATAAGATCAGAGGAGCATCAAGTTACAATACATTGGTGGGAACTGTTCTAGATTTTTCAAAAAATATTAATTATACTATCTCATTAACTAAAAATACAACTATTAGTGTTGCAAATGCAGTTCCTGGAGATGTGAGAGTAATTAATACTGTACAATCTGGAGCATATAGTTTGGTTCTACCCTCTGGTCATTATAAAATGGGTGGTTGGGATGTTGTTACTCCCACTGCTAATAACGTAATATCTTATACTGTTCTTTACGACGGTTTAAGATATTTATGGACAAGAGCAGCTTATGAAGCCTAGTTTAATTCAATATAGGGCACTACAACGAGCTAGTGCCCTATATTTAAAATTAATCTCAGATGATATCTATGTTTCTAAAAATAAACAGACAGCATCATTTGAGATTTCTTCAAATACAACCTGGGATATTACAGATATTCCAGAATGGATAACAATAGGAACTGAAGATATTAATAATAATACTGGTAATAAGATTATTAGTATAGAGATTTCAGCTAATAGTTTAGCTAGCTATAGAACTCATGAACTAGTCATTGTATCTTCTAATAAAGCTCTAACAACTAAAGTTCCTATTACTCAGTTAGGAACTTCAGATATTCCTTATCTTAATATTAATCCAACTAGTAAAAGTGTGCCTTATACTGCATCTAACTTTCAGCTTAATGTGGATTCTAATATTATGTTTTATATTGAATATACTGATCCTCCTATACATCTAACAGAAATACCATGACAAGAATAAAAGGATTGGGCAGTCAGAATTATACTGTTAATGTGGATGAAAATCCTTTTGCATGGGCTAGAAACTATGAGTTAGTGATTTCAAACCCTCTCTCTGCACAAGTTCCAGATAAAACTTGTGTTATATCTCAAGCAGCAGCTCCTGGATATTTTAATTTAAGTACTAATTCAATTACTTTAAATTATACAGCTGGTAGTTCTGCTTCTGTAAATTTGACTACAAATGCTAAGTGGACAGCTTCAACAGATGCTTCTACTTATTTTACATACAAAAAGACTGGAGGTCCTTCAGGAAATATTCCAGCCACAGATCTAAAAGAGACATTACAATTTATAGCTGTTCAGGAGAATGGGGATAGTAATGATGAATGGTCTAATATTACTAAGAGAATTAATTATTCTCCAGTTGGTGCTCCCTCATCCTATATTACGGTTACTCAATTAGTAAAGTCTAAAGGAAGAATAATTGCTGTTACTAATCCCAATGAATATTTAAGTGATTTGGAAATTACTAAATCAGCATATTCATTTCAGGTTCAATGCACTAGACCTTATAAGATTACCATACCTAATAATATAAATTGGGTCTATGCTGGTAGTAGTGGAACTACTCCATTTAATCAAGCTAATGCTTCACATCCAGCTGATTATAATAGTCCCAGAACTATTTATTTTAGATTAGCCAAAAATACTACTAGCTCCTGTAGATATGTCACTTTTACAGTACAATCTTTAGATCCTGCAGATAATATTAATCTTACTATATCTTATATGCAGAGGGATGCTGCATTTTTTACTTGGACTGAATTTTCTGGTGGAGATGTGAGGTACACTTCTTTTGATGATAATACTAGTACATTAACTACAAATTATTCTCCAATTACAGAATCATCTCCAGTAAAACTTAAATTCAAAACTAATATAGATTGGGCAGGAGAATTATTGGATGATGCATTTACCGTATATGGTAATTATTATTGGGTATATTTCTTATCTAACACTCCTACTTCTGGCGTAGGCGATCCTTCTTGTAAAGTAGGTGGGAATCAAAATTTCCAGATTAGTCTTGGAGTCAAAGAATTTAAAGATTATCCTCAGAATACAGATTTGGAGTTAACTACTAGAATTGGTCATATTAATATAAATAGAACTTGGGAAGGGTCTAAGATTCCTCTTAAAACTATTACAGTCAAACAGACTCCTGCGCCTGTATTTACGATGTCATTTAATCCTGGATATCCAACTAACTTTGATTACAAAGGAGGAACTACTTATGTATTAGTCAGAGCATGTGATTACATGACATGGAGAGTATATAGTCCATCAACTGATGAGACATTTATAGAAGCACAACTTACTAATGTTGGTATATCATGAATAGTGTAGATGGACAATTTAAGTCACTTATAATGGTAGATGTTCCTGAGAATCAATTTGCTTGGAGTAAGACAGCAATAGTTCAAGGAGTAACTACTAATATAGCTCCTGAAAGATCTACTAATCTTAATATAGGAGTTGGTCCAGCCCCTGCTTGGGCTACTATAGTACATCCTAATGTAGAGAACAATTGGCTGTATATTAATTCTAATGGACTAACATTTGAGGTACAGTTTAAAACCAATATGAAATGGTCTGCATTTGCAGGTACTTCAGGTGCTCAAAATTATGCTAAATTTGTACAGACAGAAACTTACCCTACCTCTGGGATATCTACTGATGTAAATGAGATTCATACTCTTAAAGTATTAATTGATCCTAGAGGAGTAAGAGAATATGAGGGGGATAATATATATAAAACTTGGCGGCATGCTTATATAGCTATATCAAGTACCGACCCTGAAGTTTCATTTACAACTCAAATTCTTCAAATATGGCAAGCTCCTGTATGTAGAGTAGGATTCTTTGATTATAGGAATCCAGCAGAGAATCCTAATCCAAATTATCCATATTTGCCTAAGGATATTACTGTAGGAAGTGATGGAGCTTCCTTAACTTCTATAGATATTGGCGCTCTAGCAGTCACCACTATTAGTCCTGTTTGGAGGGATATAGTAAGTACTGAGGGTCCATATACCTTATCTATAAGTGGTGCTCCAACAGGAGCGGATGTTAATATACATGATCCTGGATACTGGTTAGATGGTAATTCTAAAAAAGGAGTCCCCACTAAAGTAGATAATGGAGATATTGACACTTATCAACAAATAGATATTACAGCTCCTTATAATGATACTGGAAGTGTAAGAACCTGGACAGTAAAAGTTACTCCTATACTTTATGCTTATAATACAGAACAGACTACTAGAGTAGAATGGGCTTCTCAAATTCCAGCACAAGATACCGTACCTGCTCAAGCCTTAGTATTTGACGATATTACTATGACAGTTTCTCAGGATAGTATTCCTGTTATACATTTAGCTTATAATGGACAAAGTTCTATTACAGCAAATGGGGCTTTGTCTGGTTATTTAGACGTATCATTTACTGGAGGTAAATCTCAATCTTATCCGTGGGAATTTACCGCTTCTGATATGAAGAATCAAGGAGAAGCTGCATGGTCAGCTGAAGGAAACTTTGATGAACCTGGTACTAATTGGACATTTGGATGGTGTCATTTTCCTGAAGTAGGAAATGTCAAAGAAGGTAATAAACTTTACTTTGAAGTAGATAGTAACAATAGTGGACAAGACAGAACTGCTGAGTATAAAGTTAGATTAAATCAGTTAGGTTATCCAAATACTCAAGAGGCTATAGTTACAGTGACACAAGCTGCTGATGATAGCCTATATATTAATTGGGATTCTTCTGCTACTCAGATATCTGATGATGGAGAGACTAGAACTCTTACAGTAAGTGCTACTGGGGCTACTGCTAAATCCATTGTTTGGGGAGCTTATAAATATAATGATGCTAATCATACTACTGGCAGAACTCCTTATTCTGGAATTACTTTCTCTACTGGAGAATCAATGCAAATTAATTCTCCTGGTACATATCCAGTAATAGCTACATTTGCTGCTAATAATATAGCTAAACCTAAGTATCTTAGGATTGAAGGAGTAAAAAGAATAGGCGCTGATACTGCAGGTACTACTGTAATAGATTATAACCAAAATCAACAGGCTCAGGTAGCTAGGTTTGAAGCTACGTTATATCCAAACAAAAATTCCATAACTTGTGGTAATCTTGGAAATGTAGATATAGAATTTACCTATAGAGCTAACTTTGATTTTAGAATATTCTGTACTTTTGATAATACCTCTTCTAGTGTACCTGGGTCAGTGGTAGTAACTGATGATAATTGGAATACTACTTATACTTGGTCACTTCATGTATTAGGCAATACTTTATCTTCTTCAAATAAGTTTGGTTATATAGGATTAGGTACTGCAGATGGATCAACACAATTTAGAGCAATTTCTCTTACTCAATATGGTATAACAAACAAGGTTGGTATTTGGGAGCAATGTTATGAAACAGGCAGAAATGATGGAGGTGAGGCTACTACTGATACTAGAACTGATCCACCATATTCAAATTCAATACTAGCTAGTGTGGAATTGCCTGAATCTTCAGTAAGCTCATCCATACCATTGCTTGTCTCAAAAAGAAATGTCTTTAATGACCAAGAAGAAGCAATTGGATTGGCAAGTCCTAATAATAAATTTGAAATAATTTGGGAAGATTCAGAAGGAGTTACTACGGGTCCTTCTAATACTAATGGATGGTGTACGTTAGCTCTAAAGAATTGGAATGTTCCCTCTGAAATTTCAGATGGTATATATGAACCTACTACTCTTGTAAATCCAGATATAGACAATGTAGAGAATTGGCCTAATATTGGAATAAGCTGTACTAGCAATCCTAATAGTACTAAAAGGATAACTACTATTCGCATTAATCCTTATGATACCTCAGCTGTAACTCCTGATTATGGAACGAATGCTAGTGGAAATGGAGTAATGATTGATGTAACTCAAAGAGCTTCTATTCCAATAAGTGATATGACTAGATTTACTATAGTAGGTAATATGTCAACTAGTTCACAAACTCCATTGCAAGTGTTCCTCTATGGATACAGTGCAGAGGGAGAAGTTAATACAATTAATCAACTTCCAGTAGCAGTATATGCTCTAGTAGAGTTTGTTGGAGGAAGTACTACTACAGGGTTATTGATTGGAACTAATGCTTCCTATTTATATGATCCAACTCCAGCTGTAGCGAATCCTACTATTGCTGCTATAGCATTTAGTGAGAATGGTCCTTTCCAAGATGGTGTAGAATATATTACTACATTAGACTGGAATGGGAAAACAATATCTTTAGGATAATGAAAAAATATGTAATAGCTGGAATAGTTTTGGTAATCCTCCTATCTTTGATAGGGGGGTTACTTAAAACTAATGCCAGATTAAAAGAGCAAGTTAGTATAGAGGCTAATAATTATAAAGCTGAATTGCTGGCTAAAGAAGGGATTAACAGAGTATTACAGCTCACCAAAGATCAATTTAAAAATGAGCAAGACTCTATAATGAAAAAGATGGATAGTATTATTAGAGAAAACAAAATTAAAGATAAGACAATTAGACAATTGGAATACTCTAAACAATCCATTATCATTAAAGATTCTATAATTACTAAGGACTCTATTATTAAGGAGGGAGTTAATTTAGATACTACTTTATTAAGGCCCTATTATAAACTACAGATAGGAGTTAAATCTCCTAATATTATCAGGATAGATTCACTAGTTCTTGAAAATGAACACTATGTAATATTTAACTCTAAAAAGGAGACAATTAAACCTAAGAAGTGTTGGCCTTTAAGGTGGTTCCAAAGAAAACATACAGTAATTGAAGTGACTATAGATGATTCAAATCCTTGTGTAAAATCGAGTAACAACAAATTTGTTGAAATAATTAAGTAATGTGGGAATCAGTATTATCTAACCTACTTGCTCCTGTAATTATAGCTGGAGCTACTGCTTTCTTTGGGTTTAAATGGGGCCGTAAGAAAACAAGTGATGAACTAGAAAGATCTCATACTGAGAATGCAACTCTAATAGTTAATCTAGTTAACAAACAATTAGATATAGTTTATGAAAGAGTTTTTGCTTTAGAAAGATCTGTAGCAACATTAAAGGCTACTCTAGAGGAAAGGGAAGTAGCTTTAGAAGATAAGAAAGCTATTATTAGAGCTGCTAATGAATGTACTACATGTCCTCCTGCTGGTTGCCCTGTTTTACATAGACAAGCTGAATTAGAGGGATTAAATAAAAAATTAAGATTAGAACAAATTGCTAAAGAACATGAAATTGCTATTAAAGAGGAAAGAGCTCACTCCTAAATATACAATGGGGGAACTTTATATTGATAATAAATACTTTTGTGATACTTTAGAAGATACTAATAGAGATCTTAACAAAAATGGAGTATTTGATAATGGTGAACAAAAGGTTTATAGTGAGACAGCTATTCCTTATGGAACATACAAAATAGAGATGTATAATTCCCCTAAATTCTCTCCTAGATATAATAATAGAAAGGTACCTCTACTGCAAAATGTTCCTTCTTTTCAAGGAGTTTTAATTCATTCTGGTAATACAGTTGCAGATACTGCTGGGTGTATTTTGGTTGGAAAGAAAACTTCTAGTGGATATATATCTAATTCTAAAGAGACCCTAATGAACCTTTTAGATCTTTTAGATAAGAATTCTGGAGAAATAAGTATTACTATTGAGTAAGTTTAGTAATAATCACTTTCTAAAAATATAAGTAAAAAATTTACACTATTGTATTATTAATTTTTTGTGCTTATATTTGCAATACAAATTTAACTTAAAACGGGAGATTTTATGGGTAAAGGAATTGACTTATCTATGGATGCATTCATAGATGAAAATGAATTATTTTCACCTTCTGTAGAAGAAGAAAATGATGCAAATGAGCAACCAGAAGCTCTAGAAGATCTGGGACTAGAAGATACAAAAAAAGATTCTGCCGATGAGGAGATTGACCCAAATAATATATTTGGCACTTCTCAGGAGGAAGTAGGTGGAGAAGATGATAATGATATACATCAGGGTCAGGAAACGGAGGATGCCTCATCAGATAATGATGATAAATCAGGTAGCAATTCTCCCGAAAGTACCCAGTTCTACTCTACTATACTCTCCTCATTACGAGATGATGGTATCCTTCCTGACATTGATGAAGATTTAATTAAAACAGCTAAGACTCCTGAAGATTTTGCAACGGCTATTGAGAAACAAGTTGCTGCAAGATTAGATGAGACTCAACGAAGGATTAAGGAAGCATTAGATAATGGCGTAGAACCCGATGAAATTAATAATTACGAAGGGACTATTAATTATCTAAATAGTATTAAAGAAGATGACCTTAGTAGTGATACTGAAGAGGCTAAATCTCTAAGGGAGAATCTTATTTATCAGGACTACTTGAATAGAGGATTTAAGCCTGAAAGGGCCAAGAAAGAAGTCGATAAATCTATTACTGCAGGTACTGATATAGAAGATGCTAAATCAGCTTTAGAAAGTAATAAAGAATACTATATGCATTCCTATCAATCCTTACTTAAGGAACAGGAGGATTTAGCTAAAGAGGCTAAGGAGCAGAGACGTAAGGAAATGGAGACTTTTAGTAAGAAGATTCTTGATACTGAAGAGCCATTAAGTGGCGTTAAGGTAGATCAACTTACTAGAAAGAAAATCCTAGAGAATGCTACTAAACCTATTTACAAGGATGAGGAAGGTAATCTAATGACTTCAATACAGAAGTATATTAAAGAGAATCCTATTGATGCACAGTATTATCTTAACTTATTCTATACCTTGACTGATGGTTTTAAAGATATAAATAAACTAGTAAAGCCTAAGGTAGCCAAGACAACTAAAGAGAATATTAGAAGTCTTGAATCTAAACTAAGAAATACTAATCCATTTAGAGATAGTGGTAATGATCTCTTCACGGATAAAGAATCTAATTATATTAAATTAGACATTTAATAAATAAACAACTTAATTAATAGAAATTATGGCATTAGGTAAATTCCAAATGGTTGATTATCAGGCCTGGAAAGGTTTGACTAAAGATAATCACCTTGGTGCTATTTTCAAAGAAGAGGCTCAAAAAGCAACTAACCTGATGATTCAGCTGCTAGCCTTTCACAGAGGTAAGAACATTGAGACTTATTTGAATCAATTCCCTGTTAAATACTTCGACACCGATAATGATTACACATGGGAAGTAATTGGATCATCTCGTAGAAATATCGCTTTGGTTGAGGCTCGTACTCTTTCAGGTGAGGTAGCTACAACTGATTCTGATAACCTAGGTGTTAATGGGGAACCCTTCTATGTAGTATTTGCAGAAGATTGGTTTGCTGATGGTGAAGTCATTGTAGGTGAAAAGAATGAAGCTTATCCTCTACGTATCCTAGGGCAGCCTCGTATGGAGGGCACCAACGCTGTCTACAAGGTAGAACTCATGGGTGGTGTACTCGGTGGTATGCCTGCTGAGGAACTAGTAATTGGTAAGAGATTTAGTTGGGAATATGCTCCGGTTGAGACGACTATGTCTCGTCAAGTAGGTGATGTGAGATATACTTCTCCTATTGCAATGCGCAATGAATTCTCTACTATTCGGATCCATCACAAAGTGCCTGGCAATATGCTTAACAAGAAAGTTTTGGCAGGTATTCCAGCTGTTACAGCAGATGGTAAGAAAATTGTGCATACCATGTGGATGCACCATGTTGACTGGAAAGTAGAGGAAACTTTTGCTGAGCAGAAAGCTAATGTTATTATGTACGGTAAGAGCAACCGTAATAAAAATGGTGAGTATCTGAACTTTGGTAAGTCTGGTAATGTTATTAAGATGGGTGATGGGCTACGTGCTCAGATGGCTTATAGCAATACCATGTATTACAATGACTTCTCACTGAAACTTATTGAGGATGCTCTATATGAATTGTCTGCTGCAAAACTTGATTTTGGTCAGAGACGCTTCGTACTTAAGACTGGTGAAAGAGGTGCAGCTTTGTTTAATAAGGCTGTTTTGGATGTAGTTTCTGGATGGACCGCATTTAACTATCTTGGTGGTAATGCAGCTAACCCCGCTATTATTCAAAAGACTACGAGTCAACTTCACAGTAATGCTCTTAGCGCTGGTTTCCAGTTCACTGAATATAAAGCACCTAATGGTGTTATTGTAACAGTAGAAGTAGATCCAGTATATGATGATCCAGTAAGAAATAAAATTATGCATCCGATGGGTGGTGTTGCCGAATCCTATAGATTTGACATCCTATACATCGGTACTATGGAAACTCCTAATATTCAGCTTGCCAAAGTTAAAGGTCAAGAGGAATATAGAGGTTATCAATGGGGATTGAGAAATCCTTTCACTGGACAGATGAATAACCCATATATGTCTTATGATGAAGACTCTGCAGTCATTCATAAGATGTCTACTTTGGGTGTATTTATTTTGGATCCGACTCGTGTTATGAGTCTTGTTCCTAACATTCTTGCTGCGTAAGAATAAACATATTAATAGGTATTGGGGGAGTAATATCCCCCAATATCTTTCACTTTAAATAATTTGGGAGAATTATGAGTAGAACTGAAACTAAAGACATTACTTTAGATTTGAGTGAGGAGACTTTAGAAATAAATGCTAAACCTCAAATAAAAGCATCTAGAGCAACTAGATCTATTAAGGAGCAGAGCTCAGAAGATACTGTTGAACCATTAATTAGTTGTCTGAGGAATGAAGTAATTACAGTCCAATATATTAAAAAAGATAATGGAGTAATTACTAATCCAAAGCATGTTCTGTATGGAGGTTTAGCTGAAACAGCTATAATTACTCTTACAGTACCTAAACTAACTTCTGGAGCATTTAAGAATGTTCTCACTAATAGTGAGAAAGCTTTTCTTGAAGAAATTATGGGTCTTGGATCTGGTGCTTTATCTGTATATAGAGCTGTAGATAACTATTGGAAAAATCTCTTTGTAAGACTAGGAAAAGATGATACCTATCTCAATTTAGCAGTTCCAGAAGATTATATTAAATATAAGGTACTATTAGCTAATAGTGATATAGTAGCACCTAATTTAAAAGCCCTATCTAATAAACCAAAAGAAACTTATCGTTTCGTATTAGTTTCTGAAAATGAAGAGATAGCTGAAGCTAATGAGAATATGACTCTAGCTATGGAAGCTTCTCTTGAATTGGGCAAGTTGCTTAATGATAAAGCAGCTCTTAAGTTAGTAGTTGAGATAGTTGAAGGTAAGCCTATAGCTAGTTCTAGTAAGCTAGATTTCATTAAATCTCAGGCATTTAAATGTATGCAGAGCAATCCTAAATTGTTTGTCTCTATAGCTAAGGATCCTTATCTACAAACCAAAGTCTTTATTAAAGAATGTCTTGAATATGGCCTCATTCGTAAACGTGGAGAATATTACTATAATGTAGAAAACAACTCTCCTCTGTGTGAAGTTAATGAAGAGCCAGTACTTGATGTAGCTGCTAGATATCTTAATAGTCCTAAACGACAAGAAGTTAAGCTTATGCTAGAGGCTAAACTTAAGAATTTAAGGGAATAGAATGAGAACAGGACAGGAGATTAGAGATATATTTAATCTGCATTATGATAATATAATGAGCGCTGCTTCCCCTGGACTTAATGATTATGAAATATCCTTGTATCTGACACAGGCTCATAAGGAAATAATTTATAATTATTATTCAGGTAATAATAAAGGAGATTCCTTTGATTCTTCTGAAAAAACTAGAACATATTTGTCTCACTATGTTAAAAGCGAGACTATTCAAAATCTAACTGCAGCCTCTAATCCTCCTACCAAAGACTTAATCTATAAGGAATGTATACTGGATGATTCAGTATGGTGGATAATTAGAGATAGTGTAACTCTTTCAACTGGCAGAAATATTTTAGTAAAACCTATTGTTTTTGATGAATTCTGGGTTTTAGTAGAAGATCCCTTCAAGAAACCTAATGGTTTAAGAGCATGGAGACTAGATATGTCTGCTGAAGGAAAGAGATCTATTACATTAATTAGCAGTAAAGATTTTACAGCATACAATCTCTCCTATATAGTAAGACCTGGAGCTTTAATTATTTCTGATCTAGATAATATTATACCAGGACTTACCATAGAAGGTGAGTCTCAATATACACTTCCAGATTCATTACTAAGTAATGATCTACTATTAGATACTGTTATCAACAGAGCAGTAGAACTTGCTACTAGAGATTATAAGAGAAATGATCTTGAGTCTCAGATTCAAGTTAATAATAGAGTTGAGTAATATTAATTTAATTTATTTAAAACATGGCAACTTTTTCAACAAATGAAGTTAGACAAATTATCGTAGGTAATTCAGTAGATGCTACGGGTAAAGCCAAAGGTTCAGTGGTAACTGCTAAAAACTTTGATAATAAATGTTTCTTCATTGAGTATGTCAATGCTGATGGTCAGCTTGTAAAGAGTGACTATATTAATTACGATAAGGTTCGTTTCGCAAAAGCATCGCAATATAAACCTCATATGTTGCGTAAGGATGAAATTACTATTCCTGATGCTGATAACATTGTAGCTGGTCAAGACTACATTGTGAGGATCTTATTTAGAGGTTGGGGCTCTGGCTCTCCGGAGGACCAATATTTTAAATTCCTTGGTGCATATCGTGCTAAGGCTGGTGACACCGCTGAGGATGTTCTTGGCTCTCTGGTTAATTCAGGCGTTAAGAACTTTGCCCGTGAGGATCAGGATCTTCTAGATTTTGCTCTTGAAGGTACTGGTGCTAATGCCAAAATGATTGTTACTGAGAAACCTCAACCGTGGGTTCTTGGTAAGAAAGCTGGCTATCCCCTTAACTATGTTATCCAGTTTGTACCTATTACTGTAGATGGTACTGCTACGGCAGAGTGGGCTACTGTAACTAATCTGTATCAAGGCTCTCTTGGTTTAGGTACAGGTACGCTTGCTGCAGATATGGAATACTTCTTCCTGGGTGAGAGAGGAGATGTATATCGTAACGTAGGTTATCCTTATACTTGGGATACGAAGTATCTTGTAGATGTAAGTGCTAGTTATGATGTATTAGATCTTCACTATTACTTCAGTGATGAAGCTGAGAATCCTCAGGCATCAGAGAAACAACTAGTGATTCTATGTAAGACTGCAGGTGATGGTACTCATACTACTATCAACTCTGTAATTACAGCTATTAATGCTTGCTATACCGCAGCAGGTAAGACCTCTCCTCTTACCACTATTACGGCTCAGAATACTACTGTAGTAGTTGGTGGAGTTGGTACTGCTGCTGCTTCAAGTATTACTGGTCTAACCTCTGGTAAGAAATTTAAGGTTATTATTAAACCTGGTGAAGTAGGAGAAACTGCCAAAAATGTGGCTGCTAATGGTACTCTTATTGATGGGGCACCTGCAGCTTTGACTGGTTCTTCTATTACTGGACTAACTAATGGTACTCGTTATCAGGTTGTACAGTTAGACTAGTATAAAGAGTTTTGAAATATATTTGTGCACAAAATATATAGTAACATCTTATTTGTAACACAATTTATCTACAAAACTTTTATTAATTGTGGCTGAATATGCATCTAATGCAAAAGGTAATGCAGGGCTTACTACTGGTATCATAGGTACTTCACTGGCAGGTCTGTTAGCTCTAGGAGCAGGCAACAATGGTAATGGCGGGG